TTTATAAAAGCTGAAACATTAAAGAAAGATCCAAATGCAAAAACAATGGTAGTAGACGGTGAAACAATGCCTATAAAAAATTTAGCTGATTCAGACGATATTAAAGATATGTCTGGAGCTTATAATGCTATGGGTGATGCAAACGATCCAGCTATGATGAAAGGAGATCCTATCATGCTTAAAAAGATTCATGCATTAAAAATGAAAGTTGATAAAGGACTTAAATTTGGATTAAAAGGATAACAGTAGGGAACTGTAAAACCCAAGTCAAACAAATTCATTAACAAAAACAAAAACAAAAACAAAATGGCAAAATTCATTAAATTTAATATTGTTGACACTAGCACACCTGCAAATCAAAAAGCTCACTTACTAGATGTTGACAATATCGGGGACATTTCTTACGATGGAACAAACAAAGTAAGTATTGTATTAAGATCACCAGCTGGTGGAAATTCAGCTGCTGCAGGTATTGCTGGAAGAGTTGTAGAAATAGAAGTATCTAAAGCTAAAGGTGCACTAACTAATCCAACAATCACTAATGGTTCAGCTGCTCCTGATCAAGCTATTGTAAAAGCTATGACTGCTAATCCAGGTGGTGTTGCTGCTACAGCTCAATTAGGTAAAGACGAGTCTGCTAGTCCAGCACAAATGTACTGGCACTCATGGTCTGTTATAACTGATACAACTGTATAAAAACTAACCATCAATTAAATATATCCTCGCGGCTTAACTGTCGCGGGGTTTATTTATAAAAAAACTAATATATGGGTTCACCAATAAAACACTGTTGGAGTTCTTTAATGCATAGTCCTGAGTGGAACAAAGCAAGAAAAAGATCTGGCGCTGGAACTGGAAATGACGCTTCTTTAAAAGCAGCTAAAAGTAAAAGAACTTCTCCTTTAAAAATGGGTTTTAAAATGAAAGGATCACCATATAATGAAGAAAATTCCAATACACCTATAATGCACGTAGATATGGGTGATGATACTTTAGGTATGGCTACTAACAATGGTAGTATACTTATAAATAAAGACATTAAAGATCCAAAACAAAAGCAAGATGTCATAGATCATGAAATGGTGCATATTAAACAAATAAAAGATGGTAGGCTAAGTTATGATGACGACAATGTTTATTGGGAAGGTAAAACATATTCAAGAGACGATATGAATGAAGGTGCAAAAAATTTACCTTGGGAAAAAGAAGCTTATCAAAAAACTAAAAATTCTTAATTATGGGGCTTAAAAAAAATTATTTCGGAAAACTAAGAAGTTCTAGTCCTGTTAAAATGCATGAAGGCAAACCTCATAGCAAAAAAGATGGTCAACAAATAGTTGATGATTTAGTTTATACTACACAAAGCGATTCTGGTATGTCAGATGCGGAATATGCTAAATACTTTGGAGAAGGTTCGATACATAGACCAAATCTTGATGAAGTAGTAGTAAGATCAGATGTAGATTATAATCAATATCCTTTATTTGATGAACTTTCTGATCAACAAAAAGAATATTTTAACGACTCAGGGGCAATTGGTAGAGGTGTTAGAAGAAGAGCTCAAACTAGAGAAGGTTTAGCAGGTGATGCTATGGATATGGTAACAGGTATATTAGCAGAACAGCCTGCATCCATGGTAATGACAACACTTCAAGCTCCTCAATCACTTGCGGTTGAAGGTATAGAAGCTTTGAGAGGAAATCCTTATAATTTTGCAAACGCTCTTACACCTGGATCACAAAGACTACCATCTGAAACAATAGGTTTTGAAGATAAACCTGGATGGGATTTAGGAGGTTCTTTAAATACAGCTATGGATATAGTAGCAGATCCAGCCAATTTACTCTTTGGAGCTGGATTATTAACTAAAGGTGCAAAAGGAGCTAAAGCAGTAAAAGGATTAGCAAACAAAGCAGATGATTTAGTTTATAGTTTGGCTGCAAAAGGAGACGAAGCTGCTAGTGCGGCTAGTAAATTACCAGAATCACCAGGTATATTTGGAAGATTTAATCCAAAAACTAGAGAATCTATGTATAATACTCTTGAAGATTTAAGTAAAAACGCTGAGGTTAGTAAATTTGAAAGATTAAAAACAATGGAGCGATTAAATACACCTGAAGGTCAAAAAAGATTATATGATCAAGAGTTAGGTTATTTACAGGGTGAAATGGAAAAATTAAGAAAAACAATGCAAATCCCTGAAGCACACGCCCATCCATTTATAAGAAAACAAACACCTGGTAATGAATTTTTAGAAATTGAACAAAACTTTTTAGGCGGTCTTGGCACAAAAACAAAAAAACTATTTGATGCTGACTTAGCTGAACAAGCGCAAAAAAATGTTAATTTTAGAATTCAAGAAATGTCTAAACCTAATTTAAATGAAAGGGCAGCTGAGGCTATAAAAGGAGGGAAATTAAATTACAGTGAAGCAAAAGACATATTATATAATTCTGTTCCTAGAGAATATTTAGATTCCAATGCTACTTTTGGTGGTTTTAAAAAAACTAATGATGTTGATAGATTTTCATTACAAGGCGTTCAAAATGCCTCTCAATTAAATAAAGGTAATTTTATTTTAGGAGATAAAAATATAGCTAAACCAAAAACAATCTATGCTCACGAACAGCAACACGGTTTTCAAGTTGGTAGAACAACGCCTCTTGACAGAGAGTTATCTAGTGCTATTAAACCTAGCAAAGAGGTTTTAGATTATAACAAAAAATATGATGATCTGCTATCTGCAAGAGATAATCTAAATGTTCATAGCGATGATTTTGCTAAAAATCACAAAGCAGCAGACTCACGATTTCAAGATCATTTAGCAAATCAACCAGCATCAGACATAGATTACGATTATTTTAAATATGGAGGAAGTGGAAATATGGAGCCTAGGGCTTTTGCGGGAGAATTAAGACAATCTTTGCTTGATCAAGGTTTTATAAAAAATCCTTATGATAAAATAACTCCACAGATTTTATCTAAAGCTAAAAATTATTTTGATAAAAATCCAGTAACTCAAGCCGTGTTAAAAAGCGATGGTAAAGATGTAAATGTAAGTGGTACTAGAATTTTTGATTTTATGGATAAATCTAAAAGTAATTTTTCTTCTTTAGCTAAATCAATGAATAAATTACCAGCTGTTACAGGTGGTTTATTTGGTAGTAAAATGGTTTTTAGTGGAGATAAAAAGAAGTAAATCGTAATTAATTAAAATAACATGTAACTATTTATATATAGATTATATATAAATAATTAAATTAAATGTTATGTTAAAAAATTTAAAATTAGACTTTACTAATATGCTCTACGGGCTCGGAGCTGCAGTCGTTATTTTAGGAGCTCTTGCTAAAATTCAACACTGGCCATATGGCTCATTATTATTAACAATAGGTATGATAACAGAAGCTATTGTTTTTGCTTATTCTGCATTCGAGACAACTAAAGATACAAACGATAACTCGCGTGTAATTTATGAACCTTATGACACTAGTGAAATAGTTAAAGCTCAAAAAGAATACGCTAATAAAATACAGAAAGCTGTTGAGAATATTAATTTAATAAATAAATCACACGCTGCTCATTTAAAACTTAGTAAGTCGTCTGTAAAAGCTTACGAAGATATAAATAAAAATTCTGTATCTTTAGCAAAAAATACATTCGATATAAATAAAATTTATCAATCAATACTAAAGGTAATTAAAAAATAATGCCAGATAATAAAAAGAAGTTTAAAGATACAAAAGTCGGTCAGTTTTTATTAGGAACTGCGCCTAAGCTAGTTGATGGTATATCTGATGTTTTACCAGATCAAGGCTTATTAGGTGTAGTTAAAAACTTAATAAAAAAAGAAGATCCTGTAATTTTACCACCAGAAGATAAAGAAAAAGCTTTAAAGTTATTAGAGCAAGACATGGTAGAAATGCAAGAAATATCTAAGCGTTGGGATAGTGATATGAAATCAGATTCATGGTTGTCTAAAAACACACGCCCTATGACTCTTATATTTTTAACTATATCTTTAATAATTTTAATAGTTCTTGAAAGCTCTAATATACAGTTTGATGTTGATGGCGGTTGGGTTGATCTATTAAAATCTCTTTTAATTACAGTTTACGTGGCTTATTTTGGTTCACGAGGTGCAGAAAAATTTAAAACAATAAGTAAAAAATAAAAAAAATGTCAAAATTTATAACTAATGATGGTATTGTAGGTAAAGCAATGCCTTTAACGGGTTTAGTAGGAGCCCCAAATCCTTTACCAGCTTGGGTTTTTGAAAACCAAACCGGAACATTAGGAACTTTTTTAAATAGTTCTGTACTTTACGTTGGTGTAAGCGGTGATGTTAGTGTTATATTACCTGGTACTAATTTAAGTTCTGTAAAAGCTCTTTCAATCACAAATGGAGGCAGTGGTTACAGTAATGGTACAGGTGTTGCAACAACAACATCTGGTGATGGATTAGGTTTAACTGTAAACACAACAGTAACTTCTAACGTAATAACTGCTGTAGCAATAAACGCTGCAGGATCAGGTTACAATGTAAATGATATTGTAACAGTAAGTGGTGGCGGTGGAAATGCTACTCTACAAATTACAGCCGTAAACGATGGTGTTCCTGTAGCTGCACAAGCTATAACTTTTAAAAACGTTCCAGCTGGTAGCATACTACCCGTGGCTGTTGACTATGTTACTGCTCTAAACACTGTTGGAGCTGGTGACATAATTGTATGTAAATAATAAAAAAATATATTAATCAAATTTAATTAAATCATGGCGAAAGCAAAAAAAATAAAAAAAGAAGAATTAGAACTTGTTAATGAACAACAAAATAAGTTAAATGAATTGTTGAAACATTTAGGTATTTTAGATGTTGAAAAAATAAATACGCATAGCGTTATTAAAAAATTAAGCGATGAAATACAAGAAACTAAAGAACAGTTAGAAAAAACTTATGGTTCTGTTAACATAGATTTACAAACTGGTAAAATATCTGAAATTACTAAACAAGATGTTGAGTAATATTAGAAAAATAAGCATTGGATCTGATTATAAAAACGACGCAATGCATTATTCAGTAGGACAACAAGTTTACGGTGGTCACGAAATATCACATATACTTCTTGACGAAAACGATAATTCCTATAATATTCACATAAAGAAAAACAACGAGGTATTGCCATGGAAGAAGTTTAATTCTAACATGGCTATATCAGTTGAGTACGATTTAGAGTATTAATGAAAAGTCTATATGATTTTATAGTAAAACCATTTGGTAAAGAATATTCTAATAGCATAAAAGTAGATGATAAAGAATTAGTATTAAATACTAAGGTTGAAAACTGGAAGTTTGTTAATAGAATAGCCGAGGTTATAGAAACACCTAAAGCTTTTAAAACACCTATAAAAAAAGGTGATTTAATAATAGTACATCAAAATGTGTTTAGAACATTTTACGGTATGAAAGGTGTTAAGAAAAAAAGCAGATCATATTTTAAAAATGATTTGTATTTTTGTAGCTTAGATCAAATATATCTTTATAAAAACAATAATGGTTATCACTCGTTTGGTGATAGATGTTTTGTTAAACCGATAATAAATAAAGATAAATTAAGCAACAAAAAAGAACAAGCCCTTATAGGTATACTAAAATATAGTAATAACTCATTAGAAGCGCTTAATATTAATCCTGGTGATGTTGTGGGTTTTACACCTAACAGCGAATGGGATTTTATTATTGAAAATGAAAGAGTTTATTGTATGAAATCAAATGATATTGTAATTAAATATGAGCACAAAGGAAACGAAGAAGAATATAATCCAAGCTGGGCGCGTAGCTGTTGAAGAGCTTATAAAGGTGGCTAAAGAACCTATTGTAGATTCAGACGATGATATATCTGCAGACAGACTTAAAAATGCTGCAGCAACAAAAAAATTAGCAATATTTGATGCTTTTGAAATATTACAACGTTTACAAGAAGAAGAGGATATGTTAAACGAAAAACCAAAAGAAGTTAAAAAAGAAAGAACTTTTGCTGGTTTTGCTGAAGGTAGATCTAAAAATGTATAAACAAACTTTATATAAAATACTAGAAGATCATATTCCAAGTAAAGTTTTAAAAAGAAATAACAAAAGCAATAGTTGGGAATATGGTTATAACGAAGAACACGATGTTGTAGTTATAAGTAAAACTGGTAAAATAGGTCAAGTGTATGAGATACAAAACCTAAAAATAGCTTTACCAAAAAAAGAAAATATATATAAGTTTGATAACAATAAGTGGACACAATTTGAATATCCAAAAGAATTAGATAGAATTAAATCTACTTTTGATTGGAAACAATATCCACTAGATTTTAAAGAAAAGTGGTATGATTACATCGATAATGAGTTTACCCGTAGGGAGAAAGGTTTTTGGTTTTATAACAAAAACATTCCTACTTATATTACTGGTACTCATTACATGTACTTGCAGTGGAGTAAGATTGATGTCGGGGCACCAGACTTTCGGGAGTCAAATAGATTATTCTTCATTTTCTGGGAAGCTTGTAAAGCCGATGATAGATGTTACGGACTGTGCTACCTTAAGAACAGACGTTCTGGGTTTTCCTTTATGGCGTCAGGAGAGGTGGTTAACTTGGCAACCATATCATCTGACTCTAGATATGGTATATTATCAAAGTCCGGTCCTGATGCTAAAAAGATGTTCACAGACAAGGTGGTACCCATATCGGTTAATTACCCCTTCTTTTTCAAGCCGACCCAGGACGGTATGGACCGCCCAAAGACCGAGCTTGCCTACCGTGTACCAGCCTCAAAGTTCACCCGTAGAAAGCTCACCGCTGCCTACGACGAAACCGAGGACGAATTACAGGGATTGGACACCACAATCGACTGGAAGAATACAGGTGACAACTCCTACGATGGGGAGAAACTTAAACTCCTCGTCCATGATGAAAGCGGTAAATGGGAGAAGCCGAACAACATCCTCAACAACTGGAGGGTTACAAAAACCACGCTAAGATTAGGTGGTAGAATTATAGGTAAGTGTATGATGGGATCAACCAGTAATGCACTTGACAAAGGTGGTAATAACTTTAAAAAACTATATTATGATTCGAACGTCAAAGAAAGAAACGCCAATGGAGAGACTCGCTCAGGATTATATTCTTTGTTCATACCTATGGAATGGAACTACGAAGGATACATTGATTCTTATGGCTTACCTGTCTTCGAAACTCCAATCGAAAATACAGAGGGTCCGCACGGAAGAAAAATAAAAATAGGTGTACTAGAATATTGGCAAAACGAAGTTGATGGTTTAAAAAAAGATCAAGAAGGTTTAAATGAATTTTATAGACAGTTTCCAAGAACAGAACAACATGCGTTTAGAGACGAAGCTAAACAATCTTTATTCAACTTAACTAAAATATACGAACAAATAGATTATAACGAAGATTTTAGAACAAACACTTTTGTTACAAAAGGATCGTTTCAATGGCAAAATGGTGTTAAAGATACTAAGGTTTTATTTGTTCCTAATGATTCAGGTAGATTTAGTGTAACTTGGGTTCCACCTTTAAATTTACAAAATCGTGTAATAATTAAAAATGGATTAAAATACCCAGGAAATGAACATTGTGGCTCTTTTGGTTGTGATCCATATGACATATCAGGTACTGTTGACGCGCGTGGTTCTAAAGGATCACTTCACGGATTAACAAAGTTTTCAATGGAAGATGTGCCTAATAGTATGTTTTTTTTAGAATACATAGCAAGACCACAGACTGCTGAGATATTTTTCGAAGATGTTCTTATGGCTTGTGTGTTTTATGGAATGCCTATATTAGCAGAAAATAATAAACCTAGACTTTTATATCATTTTAAAAGAAGAGGTTATAGAGGTTATTCTATGAATAGACCAGATAAAGTATATATGAAATTATCTGTAACAGAAAAAGAAATAGGTGGAATACCTAATTCAAGTCAAGATATAAAACAAGCTCACGCGGCTGCTATAGAATCCTATATTGAAAATTATGTAGGTAAATTAGACGAAGGTTATGGAAACGTATATTTTCAAAAAACTTTAGAAGATTGGTCTAGATTTGATATAAATGATAGAACAAAACACGATGCTTCTATTAGTTCAGGTTTAGCAATAATGGCTTGTAATAAAAATCTTTACACGCCAGTTTTTAAAAGAAAATTAGAAGTTAAAAACCTTGGTTTTAAAAAATATGACAATAAAGGATTTAGTTCAAAAATAATAAGATAAATGATTTACACTAATTACGCAGGTTCGTTTCCTAGTCAGGTAGTATCTGATGAAGAAAAGCAAAGTTATGATTATGGTTACGCCGTAGGACGAGCTATTGAAGGAGAGTGGTTTTCTGGAGATAGAGGGGGTTTAGGTAATAGATACCAGAATAGCTGGTTAAATTTTCATAGATTAAGACTTTACGCAAGAGGTGAACAACCTGTACAAAAATACAAAGATGAATTAGCTGTCAATGGCGATTTATCTTATTTAAATTTAGACTGGAAACCAGTACCTATTATACCTAAGTTTGTAGATATAATAGTTAATGGTATGTCTCAAAAAATATTTGACATTAAAGCTTTTGCTCAAGATCCTGAATCTTTAAAGCAAAGAACAAAGTATGCAGATGCGATAATGCGAGACATGTATGCTAAAGAAATTATTGAAGCAACTAATCAAGCTACTGGTATGAATTTTTTCAATACCAATGATCCTAATAATATACCAGAATCTCAGCAAGAATTAGATCTTCATATGCAATTAAGCTATAAACAATCAATTGAAATAGCTGAAGAAGAGGCTATAGAGAATGTTTTATCTTATAACAAATACGAATTAATAAAGAAAAGATTAATACAAGATTTAACTATAATAGGTATAGCTGCTGTTAAAACAGATTTTAATTTAGCTAACGGTGTTACTGTTAATTATGTTGACCCTGCTAATTTAGTTTATTCATACACGGAAGATCCTAACTTTGATGATATATATTATGCTGGAGAAGTTAAATCAATAAGTTTAGTTGAGCTTAAAAAACAATTTCCTGGTTTAACAGATGAAGAACTTAAAAAAATAGAAAAATTTCCAGGTGACGCAAATTATACTAGGAATTTCTATGCACAACAAGATTCATATAATCAAGTTCAAGTTTTATATTTTGAATATAAAACATACAGCAATCAAGTATTTAAAATAAAACAAACAGATCAAGGTTTAGAAAAAGCTTTAGAAAAACCAGATACTTTTAATCCTCAACCAAATGATAATTTTGAAAGAGTAGGTAGAAGTATAGAAGTTTTATATACAGGAGCAAAAATACTTGGTCATGAAATGATGTTAGATTGGAGGTTATCTGAAAATATGACTAGACCTAATTCTAATTTAACAAAAGTTAATATGAATTACTCTATATGTGCACCACGTATGTACAAAGGCGCTATTGAGTCTACAGTTAGCAGAATAACAGGTTTTGCTGATATGATACAATTAACACATTTGAAGTTACAACAAGTATTATCACGCATGGTTCCTGATGGTGTTTTTGTTGATGTAGATGGTTTAGCTGAAGTTGATTTAGGTAATGGAACAAATTATAATGCGTCTGAAGCGTTAAACATGTATTTTCAAACAGGTTCTATTGTTGGTAGATCTATGACGCAAGATGGCGATTTAAATAGAGGTAAAGTACCTATTCAAGAGCTTCAAACAAGCAATGGAGGTGCTAAAATACAAAGCCTAATTCAAACTTACCAGTATTATTTACAAATGATACGTGATGTAACCGGTTTAAATGAAGCAAGCGACGCTAGCACACCTAGTAAAGATGCGTTAGTAGGTTTACAAAAATTAGCTGCTGCTAATTCAAATACTGCATTAAGACATATTATGCAAGGTGGTTTATATTTAACATTAAGATCTTGTGAAAATATAGCTCTTAGAATAGCAGACGCGTTAAATTACCCTTTAACAAGAGCTGCTTTAATAGATTCTATATCTTCATATAACACAGGAACTTTAGAAGAATTACAAGAAAAAAATCTTCAAGATTTTGGTATATTCTTAGAATTAGAACCAGATGAAGAGGCTAAAGCTCAATTAGAGCAAAATATACAAATAGCTTTGCAGTCAGGTGGTATAGACTTAGACGATGCTATAGATATTAGACAAGTTAAAAACATAAAACTAGCAAATGCTTTATTAAAACAGAAACGTAAAGAAAAAGCTAAAAAAGATCAAGAAAACCAAAGAGCTAATATACAAGCTCAAGCTCAAGCAAACGCACAAGCTTCTGAAGCTGCTATAACAGCAGAAATGCAAAAACAACAAGCTTTAGCAGAAACTGAAATACAAATTGAAACCTCTAAAATGCAATTAGAAATAAAGAAAATGTTACAAGAGGCAGAAATAAAGAAAGGTTTGATGGCTGAGGAATTTCAATACAATATGCAGTTAGCAAAAATAAAAGCTGACGCAGAGACTCAAAAAGAACAAGAAATAGAGAATAGAAAAGACAATAGAATAAAAATGCAAGGTTCTCAAGAGTCAAAACTAATAGATCAAAGAAAAAATAATACATTACCTCAAGATTTTGAATCCGCTGGATTTGATAATTTAGGTGGTTTCGGGTTAGAACAATTTGACCCTAGATAAAAAAAATTGTAAATTTTTAATTATATTATATTATGTCAGAAAAAAACAATGAACCTGTAAAACAGGAAGGAGATTTTAAAATTAAATCTAAAAAAAGAGTTCCTAAAAAACTTACAACACCAGAAGAAACAATTAAAATGGATATGGCTTCTGCTAAAAAAGAGGAACCTGCAAAAATAGATTTATCAAAAACAAAAGAAAAACAAGATGCCGTTCAAAAGCAAGAAACAGAGAGCAGCGTGTTACGCGAAGAAGGATCCGAGGTGGGATTGCAAAAAGTGGGACAAACACACGAAGAGCCCGCTGAGACTGTTATTAAAGAAATACCAGTAGAAGAAAAGAAAGAAGAAAAAGAAATAAAAAAACAAGTTGAAGAAGCTATAAGAGATGAAAAAGTTTTAGGTAAACCATTACCTGAAAATATTGAAAAGCTTGTTAATTTTATGGAAGAAACTGGTGGAACGGTTCAAGATTATGTAAGACTAAGTGCTGATTACACTAAAGTAGATGACACTAGCTTACTAAGAGAATATTATAAAAATACTCGTCCACATTTAGATTATGAAGAAGTTAATTTTTTATTAGAAGATAACTTTAAATATGACGAAGAAGTAGACGACGAAAGAGATGTTAGAAAGAAAAAACTAGCATATAAAGAAGAAATTGGAAAAGCTAAAAGCTTTTTAGAAGATCTTAAAAGTAAATATTACGATGAAATCAAGTTGAAATCAAACGTAAATAAAGATCAACAAAAAGCAATTGACTTTTTTAATAGATACAATGAGGAACAAAAAGTGTTATCCAAACAACGAGAAGATTTTGAACGTGTAACAAGAAGTACTTTTAATGATAAATTCGAAGGTTTTGATTTTGATTTAGGAGAAAAAAAATTTAGATACGGTATTAAAAATCCAAACGAAGTGGTTGACAATCAACTAGACATTACTAATTTTGTTAAGACGTTCTTAAATGAAAAAGGTGTACTAGAAGATGCAAAAGGTTATCACAAAGCCATGTATGCTGCAAGAAATGCAGATACAATAGCTAAACATTTTTACGAACAAGGCAAAGCCGACGCTGTAAAAGACGTTGTTGCTAAGTCTAAAAACATAACTACAGAACCTAGAAAAGAAGGTAATGCTGGAAGTGTTTTTGTTAATGGTCTAAAAGTAAGGGCTATAAGTGGTGCTGATTCTTCTAAATTAAAGATAAAAACAAAAAAATTTAACTAATTAAAAATTAAAGATTATGGCTTTAACACCACAATTTGGGTCAATTGTCCCATCTCAAAAGCAAGAAGTCTTAAATAGCAATTATCTACAGTGGACTGACAAAGCTGCTGCTGATTTTGTAGATTTCGCGCAACAATACCTACCTGAGGTATACGAACAAGAAGTAGAGCGTTATGGAAACAGAACGTTAGGCGGATTTTTACGTATGGTAGGGGCTGAAATGCCTATGACCTCTGATCAAGTAATTTGGTCTGAGCAAAACAGACTACATATAGCTTATACTGGTCTTACACCTGCTTACGGTGCAAGTAATGTTATCAATTTTACAGGTACAGCTGCTGATGTAACTAACGTTATATCTGTAGGAGCTACTATCGTAGTTTTAGATGACAATGGAGTAGAAGCAAAATGTTATGTTAGCGCTACTGTTCCTGGTGGAGCTGGTGTAGGACAAATTACTGCTCTACCTTATACTGCTAATACTTTAGCTCTTGCTGGTTTAACTGGTAAAGTAAAAGTATTTGTATATGGTTCTGAATACGCTAAAGGTTCTTCAACACCTAATTATAGTGCAACTTCAACAGACGGCTATATTAGTGTTGATCCTTCATTTAAGCAATATTCTAACTCACCAATCATTATTAGAAACAAATACGTTGTAAATGGTTCTGATATGGCACAAATCGGTTGGGTAGAAGTTGCAACTGAAGACGGAACTTCTGGTTATTTATGGTATTTAAAAGCAGAGTCTGAAACAAGACTACGTTTTGAAGATTACCTAGAAATGGCTATGGTTGAAGGAGAATTAAAAAATAACGCTGCTATTCCTGCTGGATTAGGTGGTACTCAAGGTTTATTTGCTGCTATCAATGATAGAGGTAATGTACAAACTGGTTTTACTGCTGCTGCTGGAATTGATGCTTTTGATGCAATTCTTAAAAACTTAGACACTCAAGGTGCTATTGAAGAAAACATGCTTTTCTTACAGAGACAAACTGCTCTTGACTTTGATGACATGCTAGCTAGCATTTCTGGCGGATACGCTGGAGGTACTGCTTTTGGTTTGTTTGAAAATTCTGAAGAAATGGCTCTTAACCTTGGATTTTCAGGTTTCCGTAGAGGATCTTATGATTTCTACAAAACTGACTGGAAATACTTAAATGACGCTTCTACAAGAGGTGGAATGGTTGGACCTTCATCAATCGAAGGTGTTTTAATTCCTGCTGGAACTTCAACAGTATATGATCAAATCTTAGGTACTAACATTAGAAGACCTTTCTTACACGTAAGATATAGAGCTTCTCAAGGTGATGACAGAAGAATGAAATCATGGTTAACTGGTTCTGCTGGTGGTGCTTTTACATCTGATCTAGATGCTATGGAAGTAAACTTCCTATCTGAAAGATGTTTAGTAACACAAGCTGCTAACAACTTTGTATTGTTTAAAGGATTATAATAATCCAAACTGATGATTATCCCCGTCTTCGGGCGGGGTAATTATTATAAACTATTTAATTATATTATATCATGAAAAAAGAAAAAAAAGAAACTTGGGAAATAAAAGATAGAAGATACATTCTTTCTAATGGAATAGAACCATTGACTTTTACTATCCCATCAAAACATACAAGAAAACACGCTCTTTTATATTTTGACGAAGATAAAAAAGAACAAAGAGAAATAAGATATGCTACAAATCAAAATTCTGTATTTGTAGATGAACAAAAAGGTGAAGCTACTTTAGGTCATATTGTGTTTAGAGACGGTGTATTAGCTGTTCCAAAATCTAAACAAAATCTTCAAAAATTATTATCTCTTTATCATCCGTTAAGAAATAAAAGTTATTACGAATTTGATCCTGTTGAGGTTGCTGTAGATGAATTAGATATTTTAAATTTACAGGTTGACGCTTTAAATGCCGCTAGAAATGTTGATATAAACATGGCAGAAGCAATAATGAGAGTTGAAGTAGGTTCAAGAGTAAATGAAATGAGTTCTAAAGAACTTAAAAGAGATTTATTAATATTTGCTAGAAATAATCCCGAATTATTTATAGAACTAGTTAATGATGAAAATGTAGAGTTAAGAAACTTTGCTATTAAAGCTGTTGAAGCCAATATAATAGACTTATCTCAAGATCAAAGATTCTTTACCTGGGCATCAAACGGTAAAAAGCTAATGACTGTTCCATTTGACGAAAATCCATACTCTGCAATGGCTGCATTCTTTAAAACAGATGAAGGTGTAGAAATATTTAAATCTATAGAGAAAAAGTTTAAATAACATGTAATACTAATATAGGGCTAGATTACTCGGGCCTTATGTTAAAATAAAGATATAAAAATGGCAATAAACGTAGATCAAGTCTATAAAACAGTCTTGTTAATTATAAACAAAGAACAAAGAGGCTATTTAACGCCTAACGAGTTTAATAAACTAGCAACACAAGTTCAGTTAGACATAGTTGATGATTATTTTCAAACTATAAATCAACAAATGAGATTGCCACAAAATGATAGCGAATATGGTAATCGCTATAAAAATGTACAAGAAAAACTAGATGCTTTTAAAAGAATAGGCAACTGTACTTATACAGCTCCAACTACAACCTACCCTGGTTACTTTACAACACCAAATTCTTCAGGTGTTGCAACTGGATCTCAGGTTTTTGCCACTGCAAACAACACAACATCATACCCACTAACATCAATAACACAAGCTCAAGTAGAAACTAGTAACGTTCAAGTAACACTAGAAACACCTACAGGCAGTCCAGGTGTAGCATATGCTAATTTTAATATAACTGGCGGCGCTTTTAATTTAACCGCTGGTGCTATTGCAACTGGAAGCACTATAAGAATAATATTGTATCCTCAAGATTTTTATAGATTAGGAACTGTTTTATATAAAGAAGATAAAGCTGTTGAAATGATAGAAAGACATGAACTTGCTTTAATGAATTTATCTCCTATAACTAAACCATCAGATTATTTTCCTGTTTTTGTTTATGAAAACAAACAAATAATAGTTTATCCTCAAACAATAAATTCTAGTATACAAGCTACTTATATAAAAAAACCTGCAGATGTTGTTTGGAACTTTGACTCATCAGCTGGTTATTATGTTTGGGATCCTGCTACTTCTGTAGATTTCGAACTAGATCCTACAGAGCAAAACAATGTTATATTACAAATATTACAATATGCTGGTATAGTTATAAAAGATCCTCTAATTATACAAGCTGCTACAGCTGAAGTTCAAAAAGAAGAACAAAACAAAAGAAATTAATAAGATATGGCAATATTACCACCAAACAATGGATTAATAAGCGAAACAGCTCAACAGTATTATCAAGGAGCGCAGGGTTTTAGAGGTAACAATGCAAACGATCAGAATCAAAAGTTTGTAACTACTTTTGACACCGACTTGTATTTAGGTGACTGGGATTCTAATAACGCAGATTATGCTTTAAATAATTTTAAAGTTTACACAAGTCCAACAGGTTTACCAAATTCTTATGTAGAATGGAATACTAGTATGTCTGTGGAAGCTGACAATAAAACAGTAGTTTTAGCAGCGGCGCCTGGTGCCGATGCTTTTATAGTAGTTCAATTAACTATTTTAACAGGTGGTAAATATGGATTAGATGAATCACAAAAAGCATATGGCGAAGCTACTGAAGATAATTACGGCAGTTATCAATACATAAAATTAAATGATATTATAAATAATTTTCAAGTTGGGTATGTCGGACAAGATAAATTATTACCAAATGCTAAAAGAAGTGATATTATTTTCTTTGCAAAAAGAGCTATGCAGGAGTTCAGTTACGATACATTGAAAAGTATTAAATCATCTGAATTAACAATTCCTTCTAATTTAACACTTGTTTTACCTCAAGATTATGTTAATTACGTTAGATGCTCTTGGATTGATGATTTAGGTGTAAAACATATTATATATCCTGCAGACAACATTACTATAAGTCCATATTATACTCAAGCTCAAGATTCAGAAGGTATACCTACTCAAGATAATTTTGGTAACGATCTTGAAGGAACATCAATTATTCAACATAGATGGCATAAAGCAGATCCTAATTTGTTAGATGGTATTGTTGAAAATGCATTTACAGAAGAAGATTGGTATGGATATGGATATGGTTGGGGAGGTTTTGGCCAATGGGGTTATGGTCAAATGTACGGTTTAGAACCTAGCGCATCTCAAGCTAATGGTTGGTTTAATATAAATGAAAGAGAAAATAAATTATCTTTTTCAAGTAATTTAGTGAATAAGTTAATATCATTTGAATACATATCTGATGGTTTAGCTTATGATTTAGATAGTAGAGTACCTAAACTAGCAGAAGATGCAATGTATGCAACGATATTATATTCTTTAATATCAGGTAGAATTAATCAACCAGAGTATATAGTACAAAGATTAAGAAAAGATAAAATATCTAAATTAAGAAATGCTAAAATAAGACTATCTAACATAAAACTTGGAGAAATAGTTCAAGTGATGAGAAATAAGTCTAAGTGGATAAAAAATTAATACATGGCAGAAGCTAAAAATAGTTTCATTAAGTCTAAAATGAATAAAGACTTAGATGAAAGACTAATTCCAAATAACGAATATAGAGATGCTTTAAACATAGCTATATCTAGATCAGAAAATAGCGATGTTGGTGCTGTTGAGTCTATATTAGGTAATTCAACAACAGGCGTAACACCAGCTAGTGGTCATATTATAATTGGTGTTTACGAAGATGAAGCTAATAATAGATTATATTATTTTAGAACTAATTATTTTGGAACTGATCCCGCGCCTTTAAACGCTTTGTGTAGTATTGGTTATGTTAACATATTAACAAATAATAGAACAGAATTAGTAAATGGTAGTTTTTTAAATTTTTCTGGTAATAATGATTTTTTCATGTCTGGAATAAGTTTAATAGAAAACCAATTATTTTTTACAGACAATAGAAATCAACCTAGAAAAATAAATGTAGATAAACCATTAGGTTATTATACTAATGAAGATCAAATATCTGTAGCTAAATTTGCTCCTTATTCTCCACCATCTTTTATAAATATGAGAGCTGGAGCTTCTTATTATGCTAATTTTCAGCAAGTATTAAAACCATCAACAATGTCTGATGCTGCTGATCCTCCAGTAGTAGAAATAGGTATATATAAAATATCTCAAGAAAATTTAGCTGTAAAAAAATATAGAAATGGAGATGCAATACCTGAAGCTCAAAATATAGCAGACTGGACCACAGCTGATCAAAATCAACAAGGCAGATGGTGTTATTATGCTAATTATAATGGTAATGGTGTAACATATGGTTTATTATACAACAAATGGGCTGTTATAGATCCTAGAGGTTTAGCTCCTGTTGGTCATAGAATACCCACTTTAGCTGAATGGAATGGTATTATAGGTACAGCTGGATCTTCGGCTAGTATTTATAAAAGTCAATTTTTATGGGCTTCTGGAGCTGGTGATGATCAACTCGGTACAGATGTTTTACCAGCTGGTTATAGAAACAGTACAACAAGTCCTGATCCTCAAGGTTTTTTAAATTTAACAACAGAAACTAGATTTTGGACATCAGATGCTTATGATTCTTCAAATCCTAATGCAAATGCTTTTGTTAAATTCAATACTACAAATGCCATATCTACGACAGGTACTAGCGCTACAGTTGATGGTTACTCTGTAAGAGTTTTAAGAAACACTAATTACACTGGTTGGAATGGAGATCCTGATTATTTATCAGAAAGATTTGTTAGATTTTCTTATAGATTTAAATTTGATGATAACGAATATTCAACTATAGCTCCATTTAGTCAAGATGTATTTATACCTTACCAAGAAGGTGAGTTTGTTAATGATGATGAAAATCAAGCTTTTATAACTAGTGTTGTAGAGTTTATGCAGAACTCTATAAACAACGCTGTTTTAAATATTGAGTTACCATGTATTGATATAATAAATAAGTATAAGGTAAAAGCTATAGACATAATATACAAGCAGTCAGATACTCAAGCATATCAAGTTATTGAAACAGTAAAAGTAGATTCTAGTTTTATAAACTCATTAAATAATACTAACATTTATCAATACTCTTATCAATCAACTATACCTATAACAACTTTACCAGCAATACAAACGACTAGAGTATTTGACAAAGTTCCTGTTAAAGCTTTAGCTCAAGAAACAAGCGGCAATAGAATAATGTATGCTAATTACCTAGAAGGTCATAGTGCTCCAAATGGATTAGATTACTATGTAGGTGTTGCTGATAAAAGCGCTCAGCAGTTTATAGAATATCCTCAGCATTCAGTAAAACAAAATAGAAATTATCAAGTCGGTATTGTTTTGTCTGACAAATATGGTAGGCAAACTGATGTTGTATTATCTAATTATGATGGTGTTTTAGATTCAAATGGTGATCCTCAACCTGGTTCTAATTTTTATCACGATTACAAACCAATAAGTTTTAGCAATTCACTTCAACCTTGGACGGGTGATACTCTTACTTTAAATTACTTACAACAAATACCAGAAGGTGATATAGGTATATCTGGTTATCCAGGAGCATATGCTCAAGGTAATTACTATGAAGTAGACACAGAAACTGCAAGTGCACCAAGTGCATTATATGCTTATTTTAGAAGTTTAGGTACAGAGTGTATAATAGCAACTGCTAATCAAACAGTTTTTTCAACAACTATATTGTATGCAGATGCTAATTCAAATGATAATACTTTTAGAGTTTTAGTTGATAGCGGTAATGGTTGGATACTACAAGATAGTACTTCATATACTATAGCTAATTCAAATAATTATGTACAAGTAACTTTTTCAACAGGGATACCGGTTGGTGATGTTGTAAAGTTTGAAGTCTTATATACATCTGAAAACCTATACAAATATGATACAGGTGCTTCATCTAGTACAAACAGACCTTTATTTCCTGATTTTCCTTCTACATACGCTGATTATTATGCTGTAGGAAAGAAGTTGAAAGGATTATATATAGATTATACAGAAATCACAAGTGTAACAGCTATTAGTGATTCTAATGGAGTTAGGGGTGTTGAATTTTTTACAAAAGAAGAAGTTGCAACAAATTATTTATTTGATAACACACCAGGAACAAGACCAGAACCTAGTAAATTAGGTCAAATAAATACTTACGCAACTTACGATATAAATGTTTTAGGTTTTTATATTTATAAATCTGTGGTAAAACAACAACAACAAGATTATTACAATGTTTATTTACCCGGGATTATAAATGGTTATCCTATAAAAGGCGAAACAAAAGAACAAAATGAAGTAGGATTTATATCTTTAGTTAATGATAATATAAATAAAGTACCTCGAAATTTACAAGATGTTGGGCCTCAGCAAAATCAATTTACAAGTGATGTTGCTATGTGGCCAAGAGTTACTAATATAAATGAAGTAGCTTCTACTACAGTCACTTATTCTACTTTTAATAAACAAATAGATCCAGAAGCGTCTTCTGATCAAGTTGATTTAGTAGGTGGTATACAAGATTTATTCCCAGGTTTACAACCAGTAAATCCTCCAACAATTGCTGTTGGAGAAATAAACTTTTATTCAATATATAGTTATGAAACAAAACCGTTTATAGCTAAAATATCAACTCAAAAAGCTGTAGGTTTAAAAGAAGGTCAATATACAATACCTACACAAGGTAGTGGTAATTTTCCTTATTCACCTGACTTAGGTCTAGCTGTTTACGAAACAGCACCTTATGTTTCACCGTTAGAGTTATTCTATGAATCTTCAACATCTAGCTTAATATCTGAATTAAATCTAGATATAGAAAATGAAAACACAAATATAACAGGTTTAAGTAATTTTAGTTATGGATTTTTTGAATCAATGGCTTCAGGTGTTGCAATAACTACAGACTTTTTCCCAACTGCTGGTGGTCAGAATTTAACAAATACTACTTTAGCAGGCTTCACATGCTTTAGTTATTTTTCAAGTGGTCCTAATATAGGTCAATTAGATTCAAGTACATCTCAAGCAAATAGATTTACAGTTGAAACAGGTGCTCAAACTGGAAGTTACGTTATAAAAACAAATGATAGATTTTACGCAGGAGCAACGTTTGAATCAGATAGTGTCGCTACTAGAGGTAAATTTTTATTTACATTTACATTTGTTCAAATAGATGGTACTCAAGTTGATCAATCAACAATAATTCAGTTAGAAAATACAACTCCAATATGCACGCCAGCCGTTGTTTATCCTACGGTTACATCATCAGCTGGAGGTATAGTTACAAATAACCCTGGAGCAAATCAATCAATGGCAGGTGAAAACGGTTCAGCAAGAGCAAACAGTTTAAATGATAGTTCGCCAACAAAAATAACTTTTTCTTCTTCAAATTTTACATCTGGTTGGACAATAGACAGTGCGGTAAAAACTAATTCTGGTACTGGTGTTACTCAAACAATAACAGAAACATCAACACCTTTAAATTTATCTCAAGTTTTTAACACGTATCAAAATAGTAGTAATTTTCCAACTTATCAAGATGGTCAAGCTACTAGTGCTAGTGGTGATCAAGTTTTTTTCTCACTCACTGCTAAACCAAACGCAAATGGACAATTCCCTGGCTGGGCAAATGAACCAGGTAATCAGTATGAAATATATATGAATTTAACTGATACTTTAGGAGCTCAAAGTACTCAACAACCAAATGGAACAAGTGCTAAAATAGAATACTATGTAGGAGCTTACCAAGGAACAGGTGTTATAATAAACATGTATAATAATTCTGGTGCTGGTGGAAGTTCTAACGGAGTTTCGCAATTTTCTGGTGCTGCTCAAGATCAATATTATCAAATTCAAAACTGGACACCAAATACAGTGTATTTATATATAAAAGCAGAAATAACAAGTTCTACTCAAAGTTCTTCTTCACAACATAGAACAATTGCGGGAGGACGTTTTGGAGATAATACAACAGGTGGTACTGACGCACAAGGAAATACATATACGTTTATACCAAATGCCACGGCAAATAGTAATTTCTCAAATCCACCTTCTTCTCCTCAAGCTGGAATGGCGACAGCTCCAGTAACTTTTGCTGTATTACAACCTTTTACAGCTGCTTCAGGTGGTCTAACTACAAGTGAATTTAATACTGCTAAGCAAAATGGATTAAGACCAGGAATGAAAAACACAAACACGCCTAACTATGGTAGTTATGATTATTCAGGTTGCGCTTTAGTTAACTTGCAATTTCAACAAACTCCAGGAAACGCAACAACTGTTGGTACATTTAGCGTAACTTATTCTACAACTCAAAACGCACCTTTAGGAACAACTTTAGGTATAACAAACCCAAATAATACAACACCTTTTTATGCTGATTCAAATGGTAGTGTTCCAGGCTATCCTACTGATTTTGGATCACAATTTGTTGGACCAGCATAGTAATAAATTAAAAAAATAAGTAATTATAATATAACATGGCTATAACACCAGTAAAATACTATAACACCTTTGTTTTAAAAAAAATAGTACAAGGAGATGTAAACACTGCTTATAACTGGTTTATTGAAGAATCTAGAATAAAAGGCGGGTATAATAATGTTCAAACAGGTCTAGCACCAAGAGCTTTTTTAAGAGCAGAGCAAAATTTACAAGAATCTTTAGGAAATTCTATTATATACTCTGGAATACTTAACTCTAGAACTGGTATAAATCAAACTAATCAGTTTCCTTCTGGTGAAGACATAACTAGAACAGTTGATCCAACTAAAGGCTCTATACAAAAACTTTACGCTGAAGATACTAATTTAATTATATTTCAAGAAAACAAAGTTAATAGAGCTCTTATTGATAAAGACGCTATATATACTCAAGAAGGACAACCTGTTCAAACAGCATCTAACGTTGTTATTGGTGCTATAACACCTTATGCTGGTGAGTTTGGTATAAGTACAAATCCAGAAAGTTTTGCTGTTTATGGTTATAGAAAATACTTTACAGACGCGTCACAGGGAGCTGTTTTAAGGCTTTCTATGGACGGTATTACAGAAATATCAGCTTATGGTATGTATGATTATTTTAGAGATAGATTTTCAACTCTAAACAATGGTAGAGTAGTTGGCGGATGGGATATTCACAACAAATGTTATGTTGTTTCTATACAATCTAAAGCTAGTGGTATAGATGTAGAAACATTAAGTTTTGACGAACAAGTTCAAGGTTGGTCAAGTAGATATAGTTATGCTCCAAACAATATGGCTAGTGTTCAAAATAATTTTTATTCTACAAATTCAGGAGGAATATATTTACACTATGCATCAAATGTTAATAGAGCTAATTTTTACGGTACACAATACAACTCAACTGTTACTACTATATTTAACAAACAGCCTTCATTAGTTAAAAACTTTCAAACAATAAATTACGAAGGTGGATCTAACTGGTCAATGACAAGTATATCAACTAACTCAGGAGATTCTGGTCTTCCAATAAATGTTTATGTAATGCCTACTACTTTAAATGATTTAGAAAGTCAATTATTTAAAAACGAATTTAAAAGAAAAGAAGATAAATACTTTGCAAACATAGTTAATTCTACTGCATTTGCTCAAGGTGAGGTTGTTTATGGTGGATCTATTTCTGGTATAAAAGGATATACAGCAGAAGTTTTATTTACCGCAACAAACACTGGAGATTCTGGTAATAATGAATTATTTGCCATATCTACAGAGTACAAAGAATCTTCTTATTAATATATGATAAAATTTAATAAAATAAAATTAAAAGATAAAGAAGAAATAAATAAATGGTGGTTGGCTTGGGGCTTAGAAAAACCTCACGATGATTGTTTATCACCAAATGGTTTTATAATATCAAAAAATAATTTAAATATAGCAGCTGGTTATTTATATTTAACAGATGCTAAAATAGGTTATGTTGATTTTCTTGTATCTAATCCAGAATATAGAGATAAAGACAGAAATAAGCTAATAACAGAATTAATAGATTATTTAGTAAATATAGGACTAAATAAAGATTGTAGATTTATATGGGCTACATCTTCAAACACCAACATAAAAGACAAAGTAAAAAAATTAAATTATAATGTTTTAGACGATAAACATTATGTAATATATAAACATAGATAATAATGGGAGCAGCCTCAGTAATTTCCGCCGGTATCGGTATGATAGGTGCTAATCAAGCTAAAAAAAGAGCTCAAGGTGAATTAAATAATGCCAAGAGAGAAAGAGATAGATTAAACTCTGAATTACAAGCTTTAGAAGATAGTAGACAACCTATTGTAAATCCATATGAAAATGTAACTGATACTTCAGGCAATATAAGTAATACATATGCAAATTTAGGAGTAGCGACGCAAGCAGCTGAATTTCAAGCTGAACAAGCTGAAATATCTTTAGCAAACACGTTAGATACATTAAGAGCTACGGGTGCTTCCGCTGGTGGCGCAACTGCTTTAGCCCAAGCCGCTTTAGCAAGCAAAAAACAAATATCAGCTAGCTTAGAAAGGCAAGAAGCTAAAAATCAACAATTGTATGCAAAAGGCGAGCAAGCATATCAACAATTAAAAATGCAAGAAGCTCAAAGACTTCAAAGCGCAGAAGTAATGGGTAAACAATTTGTCTTTGGAGCTCAAGAAACTAGAGAAAATCAAAAACTAAATAGAGTATCTAGACAACTTGACAATGCAGAAGGTGATCTTAGAGCAGCTAGATCCGCTGTTGGTGCTGCTGAGGGTAACATGTATAGTTCTGCACAAAATTTAGTTGGTAGTATTGGTAGTGTAATAGCAAGCGGAAACAATAACTAAAATGAAAAACATGGGAGCATATGAAAATCCATCTCGCATAACACCTGTTGATACTGGTGCTATGAGCTTTGTTAAAGCTTTGCAACAAGGACAAATGAGCCAACAAAAGGCTTTAGAAGAACAAGAGAGAATAAAACAACAAAAAGATCTAGAGCAAAAAAGAATACTAGAGAGAATGCAAAGAGTTCAAGGAGACGCCGATGTGTGGAATCTTGAGCAAATGAATAAATTAGCTACATCACCAAAAACAAATGCTATTCAAGATGAATTAATGAAAACATTAAACGGAAGAATAGATATTGCTACTCAAGCTCAAATATACTTAAAAACACAATATGGTGATAATGAAAAAAGAAACTCAGCCAAAAAAGCAATACAAGATTATTACGATTTGTTAAATCTAACACAAAGAACTACGCAGAACTTAGTTTCTACAGGTGAATATTGGAGAGAAAACGCGGCTAAAATAGGTAAAGAGGTTACTATAATAGGAGACACAGAAGACGAAATAGCTGGCAATCAGTTTTTAGTTAATGCTTTAGCTGGTATATATTCACAGGCTGATTTTGAAATGGTTTATGATGAAGAAAAAAATGATATACTTATTAAAGTTTCTGGTTATGAACCTAAAAGAATGCAAGATGGTAAGTTAACTCAAGGTGAATATAGAGAAAAATATTTAAG